GTTCCTTGGATATGCGTGGGGTAGGTCGCGGTCGAGGCCATCGTGTCGCCGCCGCCCGACACCACGTAATAGACGTTGCCCTTGTATTCCCAGAACGTGTTGTCACCGACCGTGACGGTCGCTCCCGGTGCCCACGTGGCGTATCCGAAGGTGTCGCTGTTCGACTGCTCCCAGATGCGGAACAGAGCACCGACATGTGCGCTGTTGAGCACCGGAGAATTGAACGTCATCACGGCGGAACCCGATGCAGTATCGAGCGATACCCTGATGCCGAGGTCGGTGTTCATGTCGAGGAACGGTCCTTCCTCGATATTGCCGGTGGTCAGCGTCCAACTGGCGTGATCGAGGCGCTTGAGCAGCGCAATCGGCCAACGACTGGAGAACAGAAACAGTGTGTCGGCCGACTGCGTGAAGGTCATGGCCGCCACGTCGGCGGCGGAATAGTTGGTGGCGACCTCGTAGATGCGCGACACCACGCCGCCGCTGGTATAGGGCGTGTAAAGCGTGCTGTCGTCAGGAACCACAATCTGGATCAGGTCGGTGCCCTGCGCATTGATGTAGAACTCGCGGTTGTTGAGTTCGACCGTGCCGTGGACGCCCGTGACCATGACCCTGTCACCGACCCGGAAGGTGTGTCCCGGCACGATGATCTGATTGATGCCGAGGTGGATGTTGGTGATGTTGTACTGGACGTCGAAGATGATGCCTTGGTTCTTGAAGAAGCGCACGTAGTACGGCCCGAACTCAAGCATGTAGGCCTGCGTGGTCGAGAACACGAACGGGACGAGGACGGCGTCAGGATTGTTGTCCTTGACGTTCGATATGTTCATGGTGCCGCCGCGCTTACGCGCGCCGCCCTGCGGCAGCACGGTGACGTTGGTGAGTTCGCGCGCGCCGTTCTGGTACTTGGCGAGGTCGACGCGGCCATACACGCGCGGCGATATTTCGCCAGCGGTGAAGTTGGTGAGGATGCTGTTGACGGTTGCCATCTGGCTACACGTCCGACAGGCGCTGCTGTTCCCACGTACTCATCGGCATGATGTCGGGCGAGCCGTCAAGCGCGTCGTTGAACTTGGCGTCGGCGCTGATCTGCGTGTAGGCCTGCATGTACATCTTGATGTCGTTTGAACTGTCGGTGAACGGCTTGCACCAGCGCCACGCCAGCCGCGCCGCGATGGTCGCCACCAGACCGGGATCGAACTGCGATGACGGCTTGCGCTCAACGTAAGTGAGGCGGAAGCCCTCGACGTTGCAATGGATGTAGTCGCCGTGGCGCGCGAACGGCTCGATGTTGCCGCTGACGCTGTCGGTGAAGTCGCTGGACCCTTCGACGTACACCACCTTGACGAAGTTGGGCGGAACGCGGAACGCGAGGCTGTAGCCGAACAGCGGCACGGCGGACGGGTCCGATGCCATCAGCGCCTGATTGCGGCAGCAGCGCCACGGGTGGTCGCGCAGGATTTCCAGCACGGTCGGTTCGTAGGAGGTCAGGAAAAGGCGGCCAGCCTTCGAGGTGCTGTCCGCTACCGCCAGCACCGGCTGGCCCAAGTCAATCAAAGCGAGGTTCGCAATCCCCAAGTCTGTCATAGGCATTGCAGAACCTCGCTCGATGCGACTGAAGGCCGGAGGGGTCTTCAGCCTTATTTCACGTATTCCATATTCCAAGAAATTGCGCCCGCCGCCGCCCCTGCGGTCGTCGCCACAACCACCACGTCGTACCAGAGGTTGGGGTCAGCCGAGAGGCCAGCGTCCTGCCACACCGCTTGGCCGATCTTTGAACCGAGCCGCCCGGTGCCGAAGGCTATTTCCGAACCGGCTTGGTTGGCCGCTGTCGGTGCCAGCGCGCTGGTGTAACAGGCCGCAGATACCGCCGCGCCGCCGTCCGCCGCCGTGCGGTAGAGGCCGACCGTCCAGCCCGCCGCCGCCGCCAGCGCGTCGTTGAACATCAAAATGGAAAGGATGCGCCATGACGAGTGGACCCGCGCGATGCGATAGGTCGAGCCGTCATTGTCGGATGCGGCCTTGGTAACGGAACCGACCATGTGGGCGGCCTTGCCTTCCGACGTGGCGTTGGGTGAAAGCGTCTGCACCGCTGCGTCGGCGTTGGCGACGCCCGGTGACTTGGCATTGACGACGGCCATGTGGCCCTCCTGTTGTGGTGTCGCCCGCCGGAATGACGAGCGTCCTCAATGTGCTAGGGGCGCAACGGGGTGGAAACCGTCGCGCCCCTTTCGATCAGATGCCCGGTCCCGCTGTCGGGGCACAGGTGATGATGCCGACCTTGCTTTCTTCCATGCGGGTCGCCCCGATGATCATGGAGTAGAACACTTGGGTGGCGTAGTTCTTGTCGGCGCGCTCGCTGATGCGGGCGGAGGCGTCCTTGCCGATGCCCAGCTTGAGGCCGGACTTGGCCCAGTACAGCACGTTGTCGTTGGCGGAGCCGTCGAGCAGCGTGCGCTGCGTGCGGATGAACTTGAAGCCGCAGAAGGTGTCGATCTTGCCCTCGACCAGCGCCTTGACCGTGTTGTAGTCGGCCGACGTGGTCTTGGTGGTCGACAGGATCGACGTCACCTGCCGCGCCGGTAACGCGATGTAGCGTTCCTCGTCGGCATCGACATCGTGGCTGTCGAGCATTTCTTTTGCAGCGAGCAGCTTCTGCACGTTGAGGCCCCATGATCCTGCCGCCGCCGCCGGGTCCTTCACCGTGATCGGGATGGTCATGGTGGTGTCGTAGGGGGTCTGCGTCGAGCCGTCGACGCCGGTCGATGCCACGGCGGTTGCCGCCACGATCAGGGCGTCGTCCATCGCGCGTCCCATCGCCCATGCCGCCGCTTGCGCGTATTGCGAGGCCGGGTCAATCAGCATCCTGACTTTGTCTTCTTGGTCGACGAGGTCGGCCCAGTCGTAGTCGACGAGCGCCACGCGCCTACGGGCGTGCGGGGTATCCATGCGCGGCGTGTCGGAGTGGCGCGTGGTCCTGATCTGCGCCGCGACCTGCCCGATCTGCTCGAAGTACGCGGTCTTGCCGACCACGCTTTCACTCTCGACACCCATCCGAAGACGGCTGCCCTTTTGCTGCGCGAGGTGCGCGACGTTGCCCTTGTACTGTTCGACAAAGGCGGTGGTGATGAAGATGGACACGGCTGTGCCTCCACAAAAATGGGTTGAAACGGTTCAACACGTTTTTGGGAGTGCCGCCTGTTTAGGGCGATCCCGGCTTACAGGGAGTGCTGCGGATCGGTTACGAGTGCCCGCTAGCACTCCTTCTGTATCACGCCGCTGGCTGTTCGACAAACAGCCGGTTGTGCATGTCGGTCAGTTCCTTCAGCCGCAGGTCATGCTCCGGGTGCGACACGTCCTTGAGCGCGGCATCGTGCTGCGAGCGGAACGAGGCGATGCGGCCGCGCAGCGCGTCGGGTGACCCTTCCGCGCTTTCACCGGGCGGGCGCGGCTGCCGTTCGCCGGTCAGCGCCACCCGCTGCGCGTACAGGCTCTTGATGTACTCCGGGTCGCGCGCCAGCCCGCTGTCGCGTGCGCGCTGCTGCACCACCGCCGGAAGGTCGAGGAAGGCGGCGCGCGCGATGGCGCGGCGTGTCTCGTACTCGCTGCCCCAGTCGCGTTGCAGCACCGCCTTGCCGTTCATGATTTCGCTGGTGACCTGCTTGTTGCCCAAGTCGATCTGCGCGGCGTAGCGGTCGCGGTACTGGTCGACCAGCTTCTGCGCTTGCCGTTGTGACAGCCCGCTTTCAAAGGCGGCTTGCCGCCACCAGCCCTCCATGTTGTCGTCCCAGACCATGCCTTCCGGCATGCGGTCGGGTTTCTGGAACTGGTAGGCCTTCGGTTCCGGCGGCCGTCCTCCGGCGACGTAGTAGCGGTCCCATGCCTCCTGATCGTTGGGGTCCTTCGGGATCGGCACCTTCTCCGAGCCGAGCGTGCGTTCGAGGTTCACATAGGCGCGCGCGAGGCTTTCGGTGGTGGTGTAGCGCGACAGCGAGGCGTTCTGCTGAAGGTCCTGCGGCAGCGTCTTCATGAACTCCTTGGTTGGGTCGGGGGCGAGCGCCGCCACGTTGGGCGGCGTTGTTGCAGCAGGGACAGCAGCCGGAGGCGGCGCAGCAGCACCAGCAGGGGCTGGCGCGGCGGCGGCCGGGGCGGCGGGGGCGGGCGCATCACTGAGCAGGTCGTCGGGCATAGTCGATTTCTCCGCGTTGAAGTTTGTCGCGCATGACGACGATTTCAGCCGAGGCGTTGAGCACGTCGCGCTCGCGCTCGCGCAAGGTCTTCTCGCGCTGCCGCACCTGCTTCATGGTGTGTTCGATGTCGGCGGCGAGGTTGTCGAGCGCGACCGCGCGCGCCAGCAGTTCGGCGGCGAGGTCGTCGAGGCGCTGTTGCAGGGTCAGTTGTCTTACAAGTTCGAGTGTCATTCTTCGTCCGTTGGTT